GCCATAAATAAACTCTTTGGGAAAACACAACTAGTGACTCCTATATATGCAGAATTAGGGGGGTTTTGACACCACTTGCTACCGTCATCATTGCAAGAAGCGACTTTGAAATCTCCTTTAGTTTGAGCCACTTGATCTGCTACTCTAGCCGAAAACTGGTCAATTCGACTATTCTTCACACTCGCTTTCGTCAACATGTCAGAAGGACTATCTCTCAGAATTTTTCTCCACAAAGATTCGAATAGCAACATTTCTATTCTTCCATCGAGCACATGTATCATAATCTCTCTTACACCTCCAATCTGAGCTTTTGGCGTAACATGAAGGTAGAAACCACCCACAGCTTTCTCTAAAAATTCCAACCGTTCTACGAAGCTCAGTAGTGGTAAGGTTTTCTTTATATCTTCCAAAGGAGCTCTTGGATCATTCAAAATGGCCTGAAGACATTTTTGGCGCTTCTTCGGTTTTTCTTCTCCTTCCTCAAGAGCCGTGAATTCTTCTGGTTGTATGATTGCGGAAGATTTGAGGGTAGCTAAAGTTTCAGCCTTTTGCTCTAGAATCACTTCAACTAACAACTTCTTTATCCATTCTTTCCATTCCAAATCATTTGGAGAGTTGACATTCATTCCCTTAGACCTTGCGATACTTCTGAATAAAGCGTCACCTGCAGATTTCACGCAAGACGCATTAAAACCAAAACTGCCGATGTCTTTCAATTTTGGGTTTGAAAAACCCGTTTGATTGGGATCGAATTGACGAAACTCTGCCTCAATCATTTTAGAGACTGTAGCTAATTCTCTCTCTTGAGATTTTTCGTCCTTATTGTGTAAGTAACCACTATAAAAAATGGCCATGGAACCTTCAAAGGAAACTTCTCGCAAATTCACTATAGACAACAAGCCAGAGAATTCGACTCTAGCTCTTATCTTTGTACTGTCGTCTTTTTCATCATGCTCACTCATCCTCTGTTTTGGAGGGTTATAAAGCATGATTTTCATTGCTTGTATAGTCCTTAATTGAAGCCATAGACCAAATTTATCTCTTGCTATAGGCCATTTCTCACCAATACCCAATAAATTCTGAGGGATGACACCTTGAGAATGACAAGCCTTCATGTAGGAAAATCTCAAAGTTTGAGCCATCTCGCTCGGTCCTTGTTTTCCTGAAAGATAAAAGGACAAAGCAAGCATAGTATGATCTCT